AAAATCCAAAGGGATTTTTGTCCCAGGCTCATCTGCTTTAAATAAGAAATAAAGGAGGTTAGATATGAGTACCATTCATGAATTTCCAAAAAACTATGAACGTTTTATTGCACAAGGAGAAGAAGCACTTGTAGAACATAATCAGATCGCCGCTTTAGAAAATTTTCAACAAGCCTATCAGCTACAACAAACGCCGCCAGTAAACCAAAAAATTGTCCAATTATTGTTGGAAATGGGTGAAGCTGACGAAGCACTAGCATTGGCAGAAGCGTTCCAAGAGACTTATTTTGAGAACCTTGAAACAGCGGCAATTTATATGCAAATTTATAGTCAAAGTCGTCGCTTTATTGAAGGGTATATTTTATTGAAGCAATTACTTCAAACTAAAAAAATAACGCTAGCACAACAAAAAACGTTAGAACAGCAATTAATGCAAGTGGAAGAGGCGTATCAACAATTAGAAACGCAGCAAATTCAAGCAATTAAAAGGAACTTGTTAGTAAGCGATCAATTGCCCGTTTATCAACAATTAGCGAACATTAAAACCAGTTTATATTTGCCTAAACCAGTATTTGTGGAAGTCGCAAAAGATTTAGTTATGAACCAAGCACTTAGTTATTTTGCTCGGGAATGGTTCATTGAAGAATTAGCACTGTTGCAATTTTCAGAACCACTGACTTTTCTTTGGTATGACAATCAGCCTCAGACAGTTTTACTAGAAGGAAAAACTGGACCGTTAAATACGCCGATCTATTCCGAAATTTGTACTGAACTTAGGAATCGTTTAGAAAATGATGATCCAATTATGCTGCAGCATTTGGAAGAAGAAATTCGGTTGCATCTTGCCTATTTGTATCCATTAGCAGAAACGGTTATTTCAGATCCAACTATCTGGGTCTGGGGTTATTTGGCAACCTATTATCCTGAATATATTGAAAAAGAATTGACTGAAGCAAAAGGCCATCAAATCGATGCTGTTCAAAAAGTTCAACAGGCGATACGAACGGCATTTACACAAATAATGCTTTAAAAAATGGCACGTCCTAAAAGCGAGGACGTGCCATTTTTTCGGTTTCAGAAATTTGCTGAATCTGCTCTAATTGCTTTTCTTGACTGATTATTGCGGATAATAGAAAAAAGCAAGACAGAAATAAGTAAAAAGAATTCCTTGAATCAAGCAAATCACAACGAACAATGGCGTTGCTCCTGGAAAAGAATCAGAAATCCGTGTAATTAAAAATTCAACTAACCATAAAATAATTGAAAATAAAAATAATTTTTTCTGACGAGTTCTCATAGTCCGCAACAACCTTTCTGGTGATTTTCACTTCTCTATCATAACATAGAAAACGAGCTGTTTTTTCTCAAAAATTTTGTTACTTCATAAGAAAAATGGGAAATAAACAAGTTTCAGGAAGTAATAAATGTACCCGAAAAGAATACTTAATCCATCTTAATCAAACCATACAGTCACGTTTATTGCAAAAGAAGTGTTTTTGGATGGAACAAATTATTTCATAAACACAAATATTTCTTTGTTGTTTGTATAAATGTCATAAAAGTGATTACTTACTACTTTTTGATTTTTAGACATATCCGTATCGGTCAGTGGTACCATCTCTACTCCTAAATTCGATGAAGTATTGAACCAAACGTAATTAGGGAAGTATAGACCGTCATTTGGTGGCACAATTTTTGAAAGAATTGGGTAGTTTCGACTTGTATTAGCATAAACAGTTGAATTTTTGAAAAACGTATTTAAATAAACTTTTTTTCGTTCGTTTGTTACAACATTTTTTAAATCATCTGTTAAAACAGCTGCTTGGCGATTGAATGCTTCTTTTTGATAGTTTAATGTGGAAGAATACACCAAAACAAACGATAAAATATAATAAGATAACAAGCTGGCCACAAGTAACGAAGTTAGATAAATTGCTTTCACTTGTCGATTGTTAAATAAACTTAACATGCTGATTGTAACGAAAACAGCAAATCCGTAAATATAGCGAGGCGCATCACCTGCGATATTCCTTGAATAGACAATAAAAATACCAAAACTTAAGAGAGAAGCAAGTCCTAAATACAAGATACAATAAAGGAAACTTAAGCATAAGTTGATTTTGCTATTTGATAGATGACTAATAAAAAATAAAACAAGCAGTAGGAGCAGTAATAAAAGCCATAAACGATTACTCTGGTTCAATAGCTCTGAAAAATAATGGTAACTATTTTGATAAGCCACACTGGGAATATCGTGCAAACTTGGTAAGGCCTGACTGCCCCCAATGTTGTTTGTTGCGGAAGGTACAAATTTTAACTCGATAAGGTAGCTGACTATAGAAAGTAGATAAGCGATAGCAGCAAGTGCGACTTTTTTACAAAGAGCAATGAAATTTTCTCCAGCAAGTAACTGCTTGAAAGTAAGGAATAAGACGATAACTATATAAATTCCTGACGAGGCTTGGTAAGTATTAAACATAACAAACAGTGAAAAGGCAGAAACCAAGAAAAACGTAAAAGAATTACGCTGCCACCAATAAAAAGGAAGAAACGAACAAAAAATACTCAATGCCATATAGGGACTATCAAACCTGAAACTAAGACATTGAAGGAACCAAGGATTGAGGCCAATTAAAGTAGCTACTAAAGAGGAACCCCAGCTAATTTTTTGGTCATTGATGATATAAATAGCCAGTATGCTTGTGAGAGATAAGATAAGACCTGTTAGAATCGGTGTGGTCAAGCCCAGATCTGTCAAATGACGACTTCCTTGAACAAACCATGAGAGAAATTCACTGCCCCAACGTGCGTAAGTCGTACCAAAATCTGTCATTCCAGCGACTTGGCGAGCATTATCATCTAAGTAAGGGAAATTGATAATGCCGATGGATAAAACTGCCACTTGATAAATTAAAATGATCAATAGAAGATAGGCTTTATTTTCAATACACCAATTCTTTAAATCAAATTTTTTTGATTCTGTAGGTAATTGTTTCATCATTGTACTCCACTCCAATAATTATTTAACAATTAAAATATACCATAACGAGTGGAATGAAGAAATTGCTTTTGTTATTTTCTCATCTTGACAGAACACTAAGGGTAGGCAAAACAAAAAAATCCCAACTCTTTATTAAAGAGTTGGGATTTTACCAAAAAGCCACCTGCCAGCTTCATAGATAATTATTCAAGAATATTGCTGTTTGATTAAAAACAATTCTATATGTTTTAATATATACATCAAGATAACAATTTAGATATACTTTGGGTAATTTTTGGGTATTTACAAAATATCTTTGTATTTGTTTTCATATTTTTCTTTGTTCTTTTTTCTATTTGCTTCAGTAGCTGATGCATATTCATATGACTGTATTATCTCTTTATGTCCTAGCTGTGTTTTGATATATATTGGGTCAGCTTCAGCTAGGATTAATAAGTCAGAACGGGCATGTCTAAAACTATGAGATGAAATTCTTTCAATATTTGCTAGTTCACATGTTTCTTTTATATATTTATTCACAGATGAATTTGAGATGGGCCATGAATTTTTTTTACTAACAAAAACAAAATTTTTGGGATTACGTAAATCTCCTTTCAATATTTTTTTCTTTTGTTCCATTTCATATTTTTTTAAATAATAGAAAAGAGAAGCAGGGACATCAATATTTCGAACACCTGCTTCTGATTTTGTAGGGCCAATTCTGTACTGGCCAGCATCATACTTATAGGCATTTTTTATCTTAATAACTTCGTTACTTTCATCAATGCTATCCCAAGTTAACGCAGCAACCTCTTGATAACGAGCTCCAGTATATAGTTGTACTAAGATGAAGTATTTACTTGTGGTGTTTTCACGAGATAATAAAGCTTCTTTAAATTTAGTTAAATCATCAATAGATATGGTTTTATTTGATTTCTTTTCTGGTACTTGGCCAGTTAACTTTATATTTCTTGTTGGATTTGAATGAATATATTGCATATCCAAAGCTTCTAAAAACATAGATTTTACAATGTTATGTCTGTTGCTTACAGTCTCAACTGATAGTCCTTTTTCATTGATATTGCCAGGTTTTGCAAGCCAGTTAATCCATTGCTGATATTTGACTTTGGTGACGCCTTTTAGCAATTGTTTGTCCCCAAAGAAATCATTTAAATTCTTTCTTGTCAGAGCTATTTTTTGCATACGTCCAGCAGATACTTTATTCTTTTTAAATGTATCAACCCAAATATCATAAAAATCTAAAAGTTTAATTGCTTCGGTGTTTTCACCACGCATAATTTTTGATTTAAACTCTGTTTCAGCATCTCTACAAGCCTTCTTAGTAGATCTAGTAATCATTTTATTTTTCCATTCATTTGTAATAGGGTCTTTATATTTAAATCTTAACTGCCATTTTCCATTAGATAATTTCTTTGGTTCTGCCATAAATACCAACCTCTCGGATTTTTTTAATTTAAATACATTTAAGAACGATTTTTTATTGAATATGTTATAAGTAAGTATCAAGTTATCGTATATCATAAATACGAATACGAATATATGTTCGTTTTTTGTGATAAAAAGAAAAACCCGAAGGTTTCTCTCTTTGTTAATAAAATAATAAGAAGATATTAATAATCAATAATTTCTACAAGTCCACTATCTGCACTTTGTGGAGTTATGTGTATTTCCACATTAGCTTCTCTTTTTGCTCCATATGCATTTACTATAGTAGCACTTACTTTTTGATACCATTTACCATCTTTTTGCGTCCATGGTTGGATGACGCCGATAATTGAATGCATTTTGCTTCCTTTATAAGGATACATATCATTAAATTGATGCTTAGCTAAAGTATCTAAGACGGTTTGTTGTTCTAAGGTTGGCTCATCTGCTAGCTTAGTAATGTCATTAGTATTTTTATCTTCGCTCGGTAAAGTATTAGTAGCTACATCAGACTTCGCTTCAGTACTTACTTCTTTTTTTTCAGCTACATCAGATTGTTTATTATCTTGGCTACTACTTTTAGAAACATCAGAGTTTACTGTTTTTTGTTTGCTAGTTTCAGTACTTGATACTGGATTTTTCATATATTCTTGAAAATCTTTTTCATTTAAAAATCTAACAACAAAATCTTTGTCGGCAGTTTCGAATGTGAGAGTATCTCCCTTTTTAAGAGATACTTTTTTCTTGTTTCCCACTCCGTATAAGTCATGGTTACTATTTTCTCCGCCTGATTTGACGGTAATAAGAACTATGCTCGATTTATCATCTAGTTGAGTTAATACAGCATAGTAATCTCCAGGATCAATATCTTTTCCAACTGAATATTCCCCTGATGCAACAAAGTCTTTTGAATTCGGTTGTTTAACTGTGCTGCTAGATTGACTGGTTGACCTTTCAGTATCTTTATTATCATTATTTCCCGAACAAGCAGTAAGTAGTGAAATACCACAAACACAAACCAATCCTAAACTAATTATTTTTTTCATTATAATCCTCCTTAAAAATACTTTTGTAATTTAATTAATTATAAAGCGCAAACACTTTTCAATATCTGAATAAAATTCTTCTTCTAATCCAAAAAAACTAGCAATAGTACATATATTTACACTTTCATCTGATGCTACATGATATAAATAATATTTACAAAGTAAAAAAATCGCACCATTATCAGCTTCATATTCCATTTTAGATCTACTATACCTATTAGCATTATAAAATGAATTGATCCCCTCATGTTCAGTTATATGTATTAGCTCATGAGCACAAACAAAATAAGAATAATTACTTCCGTTTAGAAATGAAGCAATAAATATTGTGTTAAGTTCAGGAACTGCTAATCCATGATAACCAATCGGAAGCTTAGTAGTATAAACTAATTCAATATCAAGATGGTGAGCAATTTCAAATGGATCGTAACTTCCAGTCCAAGAAAATATATCTTCAAGATCGTAAATTACTGATTTCAAAGAAATCACTTCCCATCTTTATTGCGAGCTTCTTTTTGTTTTTTTACCCAAAAATAACTAGCGATTAAATCATTTATCTGTTCTCTATCCTCATCTGTCATGATTTCAGATCCATAGGTCATTCCTGGATTTGATTTTAATATTTTATCTAATTCAATCACCTCATCTTTACTAGCCCACTCAGGAGTGTGGTTTCTTCCGAGTAAGAAATCAGTGGTGACATCAAATAATATTGCTAATTTTACTAAAGTTTCTTTGTCAGGATCATTTCTATTGTTTTCAAAATGAGAATACGCTGCTCGTGTGATGCCTAAATAATCAGCAACTTGTTGTTGAGTTTTATTTTTAGATATACGTAGTTGTTTTAATTTGTTTCCTAACATATTATCGCCACCTTTTTTTTATTGTAACACCTAATAGATACTATGTGTATCTATTAGTACAAAAAGATACGAAAAATATCTAAAAGTTGTTGACGATACGAAATGTATCTGGTAGTATATTCATGTAAGATACGTTATGTATCTAAAATACAAATAGAGCGGAGGGATAGAATGCGAACTAACTTTAAAATGGAAAGAGAAAAATTGAAGCTTACTCAAAAAGAATTAGCTGAAAAACTTGATTTATCAGAAGTATATATAAGAAAATTAGAATCTGGTGCAAGTTCGCCAAGTACGAAAAAGGCTGTTATCATTGCTGAATTTTTTGGAAAGCCTCTTGATTATCTTTTTCCAGATATTTTTTTGCTATCATTTGATACGAAATGTATCGATGGCTAAAATGAATACGATAGGAGGATAAAAATGACAACCAAAGAAAAAATTGAATTTATCAAACAAGTAACACCTCATTCAGATTCAGAAGTAGAGAAAATTATTAAAGGAATGAGCGATACCAGTATTAACCGCTGGTATGAAATAGAGAAATATCGCATTGATCAAGAATTAGAAGAAGCGGTGTTAACTATCTATTGTTAAAAGAATACACCTATAGCAGTCGGATAGAAATAACAAATTATACGAAATGAGGTAAAAATGACGAAATCTATAAAACTAAACAAACAATTAAGAAAAGCAGCTTTAAAAAAAGGATTAAGCCAAAAACAAGTGGCCCAATTAGTATATTTTGCACATACTACAACAAATGGTCACTTTAATGGCTACCCAGTACCGCCAGAAAGTGCTATAGCCTATAACGAATTATTTAACGATAGTGAGTTGGCATTTGCATTAGGCCAAGAGTTATTGGGCCTAATAGGGCTAGCAACTGGAGTGAAAGTAAAAAAAGAGCCATTAGCGCTTTCGGTACTAAAGGAAAAAGAGGAACGAGAAAGAGAAAAAATCGAAGTGGAAAACGAAATCGATTATTTAATGGCGATTCCAGATGAAGAATTGACCGAAAAACAAAAACAGGCAATATTACAGTATTGTAGCGAGTATTCGGATGAATTGTTGTTTGAAGTTTCTCTAATTTGTAAGCAATTAGAACTAATAGGGATGTCATTTATGGATTTAATGATATTAAGAACACCTTATTGGAAAAATAAAGAATGGATTGAATAAAGGAGGGAAGTAACTTGGAGTCAAACATTAGTATGCAAGATGTGTCTAAGAGACTTTCTAGGAATCTATATATGATGATGGGAACTCCTAGAGAGGATACTAAAAAAATTTGGAAGGTATCTGAGCTTTCAAAAGCAAGCGGAGTTACACCATGTGTTATTAGTCGGATTAAAAATGATACTGAAGGAAAAGAAAAACCGACTATTGAAACAGTTGTTAAGCTTGCTAAAGCATTAAATGTTGATCCTGCAGAATTATTGAAATAAGAGGTGAAAATAAATGGAAAAAGAAAATATCCAAGAAAATTATCACGAATCATTAAAAGAGCGGAAAATCAAAGACACTTTACAAGAAATTAAAGAGAGATTAAATGGTGTAAAACTAACCTAAAATGAAAGGAAGTTAAAAATGAATAAGAGGAAACCACGTAGTTTATATGAAGCAAGAATTTTAGGGACTTTGTTAGTATTCTTCATACTTGGTCTAGTAATAAAGAACAGTATTCCGTTTAACTACTTACTTTTAATACTTGGACCTATTATTGCAATTTGGTTTATGAAATATGACGATGCTAAATATCAAGAAAATTTAAATAAAAATGAAAAGGAAGTGTATTAATTGAATAGAAAAATCAGAAGTCTAATAAAAGAATTAACAGAGGAATGTGACAAAGAAAAAGTTTCTCTTGTTTGTACAGCTAATAACCAAGGTGAGACAGTTAGCGCAATTTGTGGCGGATTAGTAGATCTATCATTTTGTTTAGGAGTCCAAGAAAAAAAGCTAAGTGAAAAATTGCCGATACATCCAGAAATTTTGCGCAAATCAGCAGTTGAAGCATTGGAAGAAGTTAAATCTGATAATCATAAACATACTTTTGTAATCGAAAATGCAGAAGATTTACAAGATATATTAAACAGAATCGCTTCAGGTGAGTTTGATGAATAAAAAAATGCCCAATCGTTTGCAGACGATTTAGGCACTAACAAAAATATACTAGGAAAATTATAACATAAATTTGGAGGGAGTTAAATGCAAAAAAACAACAATAAGCTAACCATGTCAGCCCGATTCGGTGAATGGTATAAAGAGGCGACTGAAAATTGCGCAGAACGGGAATTATACGCAACGTCGTTAATTGCACGTATTGATTGGTTAGTTGATCCAAAAAGTGGAAACAACAGTAGATATGAATTAACAACAGATCTGAATAAAAATCATAGCTGCGCTTGGTATGATGTTGCCACTGAAATTTGTTACAAACGAAAAAAAAGAGTTATACGAGCAATCTTAGAAGACAATATCCAAATTGAAAATTTTTAATTATCTAATAAATGGAAGAGGAGGATTTCAATGTATTATCCAACTACAAAATTTGATCAGTATGGTGCTCGCCAATTACCTAAAGAAGATGTATCAGAAGAGATAGACGAAACAGCAGATTACGACAAGGATAGTATGGGAGAAACTATCGCCCAAGAAGATGGTGTATTTGAAATCTTGTATAAAGTAACTACTGTCATGAGTAATAGATGTCTCAAAATTAAAACAGAGAAAGCAACTGTTACTCAACAAGATATTGTAGATTTTATTTTAGAAATAGGTGAAGAAAAAATAACATCTATAAAATTTGTAGGACTAGGAGAAAAGTATTTAAAAGAATAGGAGGTTTGTAGTATTGAACATTTCAACATTAAACATGTCCCATCAAGAATGGTTAGTCGATAGAAAAAGAGGAATTGGTGGTTCAGATGTCTCAACTATTTTAGGGCTAAATAAGTATAAATCTGTATACCAATTATGGTTAGAAAAAACTGGACAGATCCTGCCAATAGAGACAGATAGTGAGCCAGCATACTGGGGGACTGTTTTAGAGGATGTTGTTGCCAAAGAGTTCCAAGAAAGAACTGGTAAAAAAGTTCGTCGTAGAAATCAAGTATTTGAACATTCATTACATCCATTTTTGAGAGCAAATATTGACAGAGAAATAGTTGGAGAAAATGCCATTCTTGAATGTAAAACAGCTAATCAATTTTTAGCTAAAGAGTGGGAAGGCGAAGAAGTTCCCTTGAGTTACATCTGTCAAGTACAACATTATATGAATGTATTAAATAAAGATTATTGCTACATCGCTGTTTTGATTGGCGGTCAGAAATTTATTTGGAAACGAATTGAACGTGACCAAGAATTAATAGACGTACTAACCGAGCAGTTAGTGGAATTCTGGGAAAATAATGTGATAAAAGGCATTGAGCCCATTATTGATGGTAGCGAAGCAACAGCTAATTTTATTAAAGAGAAGTACAGCGACATAGAAGAGACGCAAACATCTTTGCCATCTACCTTTGACGACTTAATAGACCAAAAAAACACTCTAAAGAAAACAAAAAAAGAAATAGAAGAGGAAATTCGGAAAATTGAAAATGAGATAAAAAATGAACTAGGCAAAAGAAATGCAAGTATTGGATTAACTACACGGAATATCATTAACTGGAAAGAAGTTAGTTCAAAAAGACTAGATACAAAAAAACTAGCGGAAAAATATCCAGAAATTGCTAGCGATGATGAGATTTATACAACAACTAAGTCAAGACGCTTAACAGAAAAGGGGATTAAATAGTGGGTGAAATTGCAGAAATGATCTTAGAAGGTGTACTGTGCGCAGGCTGTGGCGTATTCCTTGATGTAGACGGAAATGGTTATCCTGAATATTGCGAAGATTGTATGGACCAAGAATTTGAGGAGGAAGAGTAATGGCAACAAACGAAACTTTGAAAAACCAATTAGCACAACAAAATCAGAAACAAGTACCTGTTAGTCAATTAGGACTAAAGGGGCTAATGAACACTCCTACTATGAAACGAAAATTTGAAGAAGTTCTCCATGAAAATGCCAATGCATTTATGTCGAATGTTATGACATTAGTTTCTAATGACAGCTACTTGGCAGAAAGCGAGCCAATGTCTATTTTAAGCGGGGCTTTAACAGCTGCTACATTAAA